AAAAGTAACGGCTGCAATTCTACGAAGTTACACACAAGGAAATTCAGTTTTATTAACAGGCGCACAAACTATCGCAGGTATTAAGACCTTTACTTCTCAATTAGCATCTTCGGTTGCTACCGGTACTGCTCCTTTTTCGGTTGCTTCAACAACTAAAGTAACTAACTTAAACGCTGATTTATTAGATGGTTTATCTTCGGCTGATTTCCAAGCTACTTTAAGTGGTACAGGAATTGTCAAGTCTACAGCAGGAACTATTTCTTATTTAACAGATAATTCTACTAATTGGAATACGGCATTTAACGATAAAATTAATTCTGCTGCCGTTACAGGTAGTGGTACAAATACTTTGACCTTAACTCAACAAGATGCTGGTACAATTACTGCTACTTGGGTTAATGGAACTTTAATAAGAGAAATAAGAAACAATACAGGTGCAACTTTAACAAAAGGAACGATTGTTTATATTAGTGGTGCAACAGGCAACAAGCCAACGGTATCTAAAGCTATTGCAACAGGCGATTCTACTTCTGCTCAAACCTTTGGATTTGTTCAAGAAAATATTGCTAATAACGCTAACGGTTATGTGGTAGTTATAGGGGATTTAACAGGTGTTGATACTTCGGCTTTTACTGAAGGCGACCAATTATATTTAAGTGCTACGGTTGCTGGTGCTTTTACTTCGGTTAAGCAATACGCTCCTAATCATTTAGTTTATGTAGGTATCGTTACTCGTTCACATCCAACTTTAGGACAGATAGAAGTAAATATTCAAAACGGCTACGAAATGGATGAGTTGCATAATGTGGCTGCTCAAAGTCCTTCAAATGGAGATATATTACAATATGTAACTTCAACAGGTTTATGGACTAAAATAGCAGGAAGTACAACTAATATTTCAGAGGGTACAAATCTTTACTTTACTGATGCAAGAGCAAGAGCAGCTATTTCATTAACTACAACAGGAACTTCGGGTGCAGCAACTTATACAAGTGGTGTTTTAAACATTCCTCAATATCAAGCAGTATTAACAAATCCTATTACAGGCACAGGAACTACTAATTATTTACCAAAGTTTACAGGAGCAAGTGCTTTAGGAAACTCAATTTTACAAGAAGGAACAGTTGCAATAGGATTAGGAGTTACACCAAGTGCTTGGGTTGGAACATCAAGAGCATTACAAATAGGAACGAGAGCTGCATTATGGGATAGTGGTGGAGCGACTTTGCTTGGTTATAATGTATTTAATGATGGAGTAAATAAATATTTGGTAACTGGCTCTTCTATGAGATATTTTATGTCTGATGGTGGACATACTTGGAATATTGCTCCTTCGGGAACTGCGGGTGGTGCAATAACATTTACCACAGCGATGACTTTAGATACAAATGGTCAATTATCAACATTTGCAGATGCAATAATCAACGGAGTAAAAGTAGGTAGAGGTGCTGGAAATATTGCAACAAATACTGCGGTTGGATTTGAATCATTAAGTGCAAATACAAGTGGTAGTTTAAATTCTGCCTTTGGTTATAGAAGTTTAAAAGCAAATACGACAGGAGCAAATAATACCTGTATAGGTCATTTTTCTGCTGGGTCAAATACAACTGGTGGTAATAATACTGCCGTAGGTGTAAATACATTTTTTTTCTTATCAACTGGTAGTAGCAATACCGCTATTGGAATTTCTGCTTTACAAAGTATAAGTACTCAAAATAATAATACGGCAGTGGGGCAAAGTGCTTTACAAAATAATACAGCATCTAATAACACAGCAGTAGGATTTGAGGCTGCATTAACAAACACAAGTGCAACAGGAATTACCGCTATTGGTTATCAATCATTAAGGTTATCAACTGGGGCAAATAATACTGCATTAGGAGGAACTGCTTTAACTGCAAACACAACGGGCACAAGTAATACAGCAATAGGTTTTCAATCATTATTATCAAATACAACAGGTATCGAAAATACCGCAATAGGATTAAATTCTCTGGTATTTAATGTTAGTGGTAGTTATAATACTGCAATTGGTAGAGGTTCTTTACAAGCAAACACAATTGGAAATAATAATACTGCCGTAGGATTTACTGCTTTGGTTTCAAATACCGCAGGAAACAACACCGCAGTTGGATTTGAGGCAGCAAATGCAAATACAAGTGGAATAGTAACGGCAATAGGTTATAGAGCATTAAAAGCAAATACAACTGGTTTTGCAAATACTGCAATAGGTTCATCCACTTTAGTTTTAAATACTACTGGAAATGGGAATACTGCTATTGGGGTGGATTCTTTGGGTTCTCAAACAACTGCAAATAGTAATACGGCTATTGGAACTGGAACTCAAAGCGGTAATTTTGATGCAAGTGTAATTATAGGTAGAGAAGCAACTGCAACTGCTGCAAATCAATTTGTTGTAGGTTCTGTAACTTATCCTGCAGGAGCAGTAGCAACCGAAGTTTTAGTTTCTGACAGAAGTTGGGCAGTTAGAATTAATGGAACGGCTTACAAAATTTTATTAAAAGCATAATGACAACATACACTTGGACAATCGAAAGTCTATACACACAAACAATCGCTGATGAGGCTGATTATGTAGTGATAGCAAATTATTTAGTAGTAGGAGTTGATGGCGAATATTCAGCATCACTTTCTAACCTTGCACAATTCTCAACGGAGAATGTAGAAACTTTTATTCCTTACGAGGACTTGACTAACGAAATTGTTGTTAGTTGGGTGCAATCGGTTTTAGGAGTAGATGGAGTAAGTAATTTAGAGGCTTGTATTCAAGGACAAATTGATTCTTTAATCAATCCACCTACATACCCAGTAAACACACCTTTACCCTTTTAATTATGGATAACAAAACATCAAAACAAATTATTAAAGAAGCATTAAATATTGCAATCTCAAAAGGTTGCTTTAACTTAATCGAAGTATCAAATATTGTAAAAGCTATTGAATTTATTGAAAGCCAACCCGATATTGAGTTTGGAGAAATAGAATAAAAATGTAACTTTGAAAATGACAAACGAACAAATATTTGGAATATTAGGTCAAGGACTTGATATTGCTACACAAAAAGGAGTATTTAATTTAGGGGATGCAAAATTAGTAGCTGATGCTTTATTAGAACTTAAAAGAGTTTTAGACATTCAAGAACCTATAAAAGAAGATGATAAATAGTGAATTTCAGTGCGAGGTGGTTACAGACCTTTCAGTAGAGCCAGTTACCTTGCAAGAGGCTAAAGACTATATGCGTATTTCTTCGGAATCGGAGAACGACTTAATAGAAGAACTAATTACTTCAGCAAGGGAGCGAATAGAGAAGTTTACAGGACTATCTTTAGGAGAAAAAACCTTAAGGGCTTATTGGTTTTACTTTCACATTCCACAAGAGATTCCTTATGGTCCAGTTACCTTAATTGATTCGGTTGTAAATGATGAAGATGTAGCTTTAGAATATACTGCTCGTGGATTGCAATATAAGATGCTTGAGGCTTATTCTACCGTTGGTTTGACAATAGAGTACGAAGCAGGCTTTGCAGTGTGTCCTAAAGGCTTAAAATTAGCCATATTAAAACAAGTGTCTACTGATTACGAGAATAGGGAAAATTACTCTATTTACGACCAAGCGTACGAGTTAAGTTCGGATGCTAAAAGACAAGCACAACCATATTGTCGTAACACTTTATTTGGTATCTAATGAAGGCAGGAGTTTTAAGAAATCAAATCGCAATACAAACTTTACAGACTGGTGCAGATGGTACAGGTGGTTACTTTGGTACATTTGTAGACCAAAAGGTAGTTTGGGCAAAGATTAGAGCAAAACAAGGCTTTAGAAATCTCGAAGATGGTAAAATATCTTTAGACAATATCTACGAGTTTACGATTCGTTATGATGACTATCCTAATTTATCTCAAATCAATAAGATTGTTTATAATAGTGGCGAGTACATTATTAAAGCATTCCAGGTAACGGATGAAAGAAAAAAAGAAATAGTTATAATGACTACTTTAGGCAGGTTAATTGACCCAACTTTCTTCTTAATTACCGAGTTCTACGAGTTCTTAATGACTGAAGATAACAAGTTTATTGTTGTATAATGAAGGTAAGAAACATTAAAGTTGTTACGGCAAGGTTTAAAAGACTTTCTAAAGAAGCTGAATTACAAGTTAAATCTTCGGTGGTTAGGAATACTGACCAAATATTTGCAGAGGCTTTAAATGAAGTACCTATTCGAGATGGTCATTTAAGAGGTTCAGGCAATACAAGTTATCAAGATAATCAATTAACAGGTATTGTTGCTTTTGGTGGTAACGCTGCTCCTTATGCACCTTATGTTGAATTTGGTACAGGTAAAAATAAAGTTATTCCAGTAGGATTTGAGAAGTTTGCTTATCAATATTATGTTAATGGAGAAGGTACTATGCAACCACAACCATATTTAATACCAGCATTTATAAAGTATAGAAAAATCTTTTTAAGTGATATGAAAAAAATTCGTAAGAATATTACTAAATAATCGTAAATTTGTACAATGAAAGATGTCGGAGAACTTATTAGACAAAAACTTTACGAAAGGTTAAGCGGTGCAATCGTTATAGACCTACAAGAAGTTCCAGTATTTGATTCGGCATCAGTTTTAGCAGCAGCGACTGAACCATATATTTTGCTTTCTACTTTTAATTCAACGGAATTATTGGAAGGTAGTAAGCAATCATACGGTCAAGAAGTTAGCGTTCTAATTGAGGTAGGTACAAGGTTTGACAACTCTTTTGGTGGTAAATTACTATCGGATAGAATATCAAACGAAGTAATGGAATTGGTTAGAACAAGGCAGGATGGTTATTTAGATTTATTACCTGATTGGTATGTAATTAGAACACTAATGGAGAGTACAAATACACTTGAACAATTGGTTGATACAGGGGTTTTAGTGAGAAGATTAATAAGATTTACATTTAAATTACAACAAGGAATATGAGTGTTTTAAACGGTTCGGATATATTACTTTACGATGCAGATACGGATTTTCCTTTGATGTGTCAAACAAATGTAACTATAACATTAAACGATGCTATGATAGATGCTACTTGTAAGCAATCAGGCGGTTATTCAGTATCTATACCAGGCTTAAGAGATTTTGCTTTTACGGCTGATGCTTTGGTTGATTTTAATGAAGGAGGAAGTGATTTAGGAATAACAACTTTGTTTGCTGCTTACGAAGCAAGAACACCTATAAACATACTAATATCTAATCCTGTTTTAGCAACTGCTTATTACACAGGTTTAGCTTATATAGAAAGCATTGAAGTAAACGCTCCTATGGAAGATATAACTTCTTATACAGTATCATTTACAGGAACTTACACAATAACAGATTAATTAACTTTAAAATAATAATAATATGGCAGTTTACAACGGCACAGCGCAAATCTTAAAAATGGATGGAACGCAATTAGCAGAATTAACAAATGTTACAATGTCTATGAATCAGGATGTTTTTGAGACTACTTCAAAAGAAAGTGGTGCTTGGAAAGAAATTATGCCAGGTTTAAGAGACATTACTTATTCAGCAGAAGGTCTTGCAGACTTTGTTGCAGCGAATAAAGATTTAACAGATATTTTTGCTGCTTATAAAGCAAATCCTCCAGCAAGTGTTCAAATTGTTTGGACTAACTTAATACCAGGTGCTACATCAGTTACGCAAACTGCTTACATTACTTCTTGCGAAATTTCAGCACCGATGGAAGATGTAGCTACTTACTCTATTGAGTTTGCAGGAACAGGAACACCTACATTTACACCAATCGTATAATTAAAAACACAAACTATGAACGGACTTATTGAAATTACAATGGGTGGCGAGGTTAGGACTTTAAAGTTCGGTAACTACGCCTTAATGAGTTATAATGTTCTTACGGCAACTGATGCTGGAGAAGCTAAAAAGTTAGATATTGACTATCAAATGATTGATTTTGTTAGGGATATAACTTATTGCGGTTTAAAGAACTATTATAAAATAAGTAAAAGAACATTTGATGTTTCTTTAGATGATGTTACTAATTGGATTGATGATATGGATTTATCAAATATTCAAACAATTATTGATGCTTGGACTAAATCTTTAGAAAGTAGCCAGTATATCCAAAATGGATTTAAGGCTATGGCAAGTAAAGAAGAAGGTTCAAAAAAAAAGTAACTTGGGATGATATAATCGACTTTGCGATTGGCGAAGTTGGTTTAATGCCTGATGAGTTTGAAGATATGACTTGGGCAAATTATCAAAGGTTACTATTTAATTTCTTTAAAAAAGAGGCTAATCAGTGGGAACACACAAGGGCAACTTTAAGCTATATTAATAATGTTAATGTATCTAAAAAGAGCCAAATGAAAAAGCCAAAAGAAATAATACCACTATGGACAGATAAGTTTGCTATAATGAATAGAGTGCCAAAGAAGTTAACATCAAATGAAGAAAAACAAGAAATCTTAAAGAAGTTAAAAGATGGCAAACGAGAAATTAATAGTTGAACTAACCGCACAAATACAAGGTCTTAAATCAGGATTAGATAACGCATCTAAAGAGATTAGTAAATTCAATACCAATACTAATAACGCTGCTAAAAATACCGAAAAAGATTTTAATCAAATTGGTGC